CGCTGTAGATAATCTGATGAGTATGTGCGAGAGCTGTCACTCGCGGCTTCACGCGACCGAATAAATTCCTCACGGGGGGAATTTATAAAGTCATGACTTTTGATAGTGGGTAGGGGGTAGTTGAATCTCCGGGAGTTTGTCGCCGGACAGCGAGTGGGGCCTCGCGTGTGAATTTTCGCGAAATCAAAAACTTTTCGGGTAATTTTGATTTTATTTTGAAAAAACCAATGGTAAAATGGCGGCTATTTGATTTATATGGCTTTTTGATTTTAATATTTTGTTCATATGTTTGATAGGGGGTTAATAAGGAAAATTGCGGAGCTATAAGGAAATTTTCTCCGAAAATTTCCTTTTGTTTCCTTATTAACCCCAACGGGAGGGTTTTATGCCGAGAGGCGGTAAAAGACAGGGAGCGGGACGGACTCCGAAGTCGCTTAAAGAAAAATTACTGAACGGAAATCCGGGAAAACATGAAATCAGAGTTAATAAAACTCCAACGGGAGAGTTTTATAAATTCACCAATGCCAATGCCTCAGGTAAAATAAATTCCTCACGGGGGGAATTTATAAAGTATGAGACTGTCGGTCAGAAAACAGAATGTATTCCCGAATATATAGACATGGCGTCAAAAGAGGGCGGCGAAACTATTCCGGCTGCAAGCGAAATTTATCATTCTCTTGCAGAGTTCATAAAATCGGCGGGCTGCGAAGCGTTGGTCGCGCCTTTTTTGTTGGAAGACTTTGCTTTTCTGCGCAGGGGTTATTTAGAGTGCGAATATATTAACAAGAAGATGGGGCGCGTAGCTTCGGGTAAGCGGTCTCCTTATTTTGACATGGCTATTGAGTACCACAAACAAATGATAGCGTCATATACTCAGATTTGGGCTACAATATCGAAAAATTCCGAAACGGCGTACGGGAGCAAAAATGATTTTCTTGAATTAATAACAAACAGAGGATTTTAATAATTATGGTTGGAGAACTGTTAGATATAAGTGAAGAAATTGGAGGCTGCCGCGAATGGGTAGTTTTATATACAAACCAACAAAGTTAATGCTGCCGACTTCTGTATACGATAAAAAACGCGCTGATTTTGTTGTTAATTTTATCTCTATGCTCAAACATACAACGGGCGAGTGGTATGGGAAGCCGTTTAATATATTGCCGTGGCAGGAACAGATAATCAGGGATTTATTCGGGATTGTGAATAAAGATACCGGGTTCAGGCAGTTTAAAACGGCGTATATTGAGATTGGGAAAAAAAACGGGAAGAGCGAGCTCGCGGCGGCGGTTGCGTTGTATCTCTTGTTTGCCGACGGCGAGGCGGGGGCTGAAGTGTATTCGTGCGCGGCTGATATAAACCAAGCCGCTATTGTTTATAATACGGCAAAATCTATGGTTGAGCAGTGCGGGGATTTACGGCAAATATCTAAAATCATTGAATCTACGAAACGGATAACATTCCCGCATACAAACAGTTTTTACAGGGTTTTGTCGTCTGAAACCAAAGCGAAACAGGGGTTCAACGTTTCCGGGCTTATATTCGACGAACTGTTCGCACAGCAGACGCGGGAACTATTTGATACGATGACAAAATTTACAGGGGACGCGAGGCGGCAGCCGTTATATTTTTTGATTACCACTGCCGGACGCGAAAAAACCAGTATCTGCTACGAGATTCACACGAAGGCGAAAGCGATTCTTGACGGCTCGAAAATCGACCCGGCTTTTTATCCGGCGATATTCGGAATAAATACCGCGTCGGGCGACGACTGGGAGAGCCCCGAAGTTTGGCGAAAAGTGAATCCGTCTATGGGCGTCACGATACCGTTTGAAACGGTTCGGGCGGCGTATGAACAGGCGAAACAGAATCCGGCTGAGGAGCTTCATTTCAGACAATTCCGGCTGAACGAGTGGACGAACTCGGACGTTCGGTGGCTGCCTATGGATAAATGGGAAGCGTGCGGTGAGGATTTTGACCCTGACGAGTTAGAGGGGCGCGAGTGTTACGGCGGGCTGGATTTATCGTCAACGGGAGATTTAACGGCTTTGGGTCTGGTGTTCCCGCCAAACGGCGGCGATATAGTGAACGCAGTTTCGAATTCTTCGAACTCGCGTTCACTAAAATATACGGTTCTGCCGTTTTTTTGGCTGCCTGAAAACGCCGTCCGTTTACGGTCGAGGCGCGACCATGTACCGTATGAAATCTGGGCGAATGCTTTTATAAAACCCCAACGGGAGGGTTTTAATAGGGAACTCCGTTCCCTTGATTCCTCATGGGGGGAATTTATAAATACAACAGAGGGCGATGTGGTCGATTATGATTACGTCGTCTCTTTTATTGAGAAACTTTCGAAAAAGTACAAAATCAAGGAAATTGCCTACGACAGGTGGGGCGCGGAAAAAATAAGGCGTGATTTAGAAGAAGTCGGGGCGGAAAACGGTTTTACCGTGTTCCCGTTCGGTCAGGGGTTTTCTTCGATGTCGCCGCCGTCCAAAGACTTTTATCAGTATGTTGTCGAAAAGAAAATCCGGCACGGGAATCACCCGGTTTTAGACTGGAACATGGGGAATATAATAATCCGAACAGACCCGGCGGGGAATATAAAACCCGACAAAAGTAAATCGACAGAAAAAATAGACGGAGCGGTCGCGGTTATTATGGGGTTCGCCCGCGCCGTCATCGGCGGCGGGACAGCCGAAAGTATATATGACGAGAGGGGATTGATTTTTATTTGAATATTTTAACCAAATTTTTTAAGTCGCGGGACAAGCCAAAACCGAAAAACCTATCTTTATCTTCCAACGAGGGCTGGATACTAAGCGGCGGCACGTCAAGCGGCAAACAGGTAAACGAGAAAACGGCGATGCAGATTTCGACGGTATATGCCTGCGTGAAAATACTTGCCGAATCAATAGCGAGCCTGCCGCTCCATGTTTTTACAAAAACAGAAAACGGCGGTAAAGAACCGGCTGTAACTCACGCGCTGTATACGCTGCTTCACGACGCGCCTAACCCCGAAATGACAAGTTTTACTTTGCGTGAAACAATGATGGCTCATTTGTTATTATGGGGTAACGCTTACGCCCAAATCATCAGGAATAACCGCGGTCAGGCTGTAAGTTTATATCCGCTGAACCCGACGGAAATCGAAGTCAGGCGGGACGATAACAAGGAGCTGATATATGTCTATTGGAGCGGGAGCGAATATAAAACATTAAAGCGCGGGGAAGTGTTACATATACCCGGGCTGGGATTCGACGGGCTGAAAGGTCACAGCCCGATAACGACTATGAGGAACGCCTTGGGTATTGCGATAGCCACAGAGGAATACGGGGCGAAATTTTTCGCGAACGGGGCGAGACCGGGCGGCGTGCTTGAACATCCGGGGGTATTGAAGGACGCGGAAAAAATACGTAAAACATGGAACGAAACGTTTAAAGGCTCCGAGAACTCGAATAAAATTGCCGTTTTAGAAGAAGGGCTGAAATACCACGCTATCGGAGTGCCGCCGGAAGACGCCCAGTTCCTTGAAACCCGGAAATTCCAAACTAACGAAATAGCGAGGATATTCCGCGTGCCGCCGCACATGATAGGGGACTTGGAGCGGTCAAGTTTCAGTAATATCGAACAACAGTCGCTTGAATTTGTGAAATATACATTAAACCCGTGGATTGTGCGGTGGGAACAGTCATTGAGACAGTCGTTGATTCTGCCGTCGGAAAAACCGAAGATTTTTATAATGTTCAATCTTGACGGGCTTTTGCGCGGGGATTACCGTTCGCGGATTGACGGCTACACCAAAGGAATACAGAACGGTTTTTATTCGGTGAACGACGTACGTAAACTTGAGGATATGAGCCTGTTATCCGACGAGGACGGCGGAAACCTGCATTTTGTAAACGGTAACGTCGTTAAGCTCGGCGAAGCGGGTTCGGCTTATGAAAATAATCAGTCAGGAGGCGAAAAAGATTGAAATTTTGGAATTTAAAACAAATAAGTAACGATGAAATTGAGCTAAGAATTACGGGATATATTGTATCTGACGGTATGGCATGGCTGTATGAATGGTTCGGGGAACCGTATACCGCCCCTAATAAGTTTCGCGACGAATTACAGAAATACAACGGTAAAAATATAACGATATGGATTGATTCGCCGGGCGGGGACATTATTGCGGGGTGCGCCATTTATACGGCGATAATGGCTTTCAAAGGGAAGAAAACGGTAAAAATAGACGGTATAGCCGCGTCCGCCGCTTCTGTTATCGCCATGGCGGGAGATACGGTGATGATGTCGCCCGCGAGCCTTATTATGATACATAATCCGTGGACGCGAATCACGGGCGATGCGTACGACTTGGAAAAAGGGATTGACGCGCTGAACGCCTGTAAAGAAATCATTATAAACGCGTATGAAAAAAAGACTAAACTGCCGCGCGACGAGCTTTCGGAACTGATGGACGCGGAAACATGGTTCACGCCGCAAACGGCTATTGAAAATAAATTTGCCGACGGTATGTTATTTGAAGACGAAGAAGAGAGGAATTTTGAAAATATTATAGCCGGGGCGAAACTTGTTTTCAACAGCTTTGACGATTCGAGAATGTTTGCTTGTATAAACAAAAAAACCAATAATAAATTCCTCACGGGGGGAATTTATAAAACCCCAACGGGAGAGTTTTATAAACCCCCTTATAATTTCGATGAAATTAAGAGCTCAATTATTAATAACTATAAAAAATTATACGAACTTAAAGAAAAGTTTAAAAATTTTTCTTATTAAAGCATGGAGGGATAACTAATGACTATACTTGAACTGATGGCGAAACGCGCTCAGGCGTGGGAGAACGCCAAGAAATTTTTCGACGAAAAAATATCTGAAACCGGACTTTCGGCGGAAGACCAAGCGGCATATGACAAAATGCTTGAAGACATTGACAAACTAACCAACACGATAAAACAGCTTGAAGAGCGTGAAAAGATGGATAAGACATTGGACGAAACAACAACAGAGCCTATTATTAATAATCCTGCGAACAAAGATAAAGATTCAAAAGAAGCCAAAGCGAAAGAGAAGAAAGAGTTTATAAAGGCTTTACGGACAGGGAATTTTCAGAATAACCTTCAGACTTCCCCGGACGAACAGGGCGGCTATCTGATACCGGAGACATTCTGGCAAGAAATCATAATGAAAATGGACGAGATAAACGTCATGCGCAGGTTATGCCGGGTGATAACGACTTCGAATGACATTAACATACCGCTCGAAGACACAGGGGCGACGGTCGGATATGTTGACGAGGGCGCGTTGATACCCGAAACGGACGCGACATTTAAACGCGCCAAATTATCGGCGTATAAAATAGGAGCGTTAATAAGGGTTACAACCGAATTGTTACAGGACAGTATGTTTGACATTGAATCTTATGTCCGTAACGAATTCGCGAAAAAACTCGCGGCATTTGAGGAACAAGAATTTATAAACGGCGACGGTTCGGAGGGTTATATATCCGGGCTGCTGACTGACCCAAGCCTGAAAACAGTTACGGCGAAAACAGCCGGCACAATAGTATTTGACGACGTTATTGATTTAATTTATACGGTGCCGATACAGAACAGACCCGGTTCAAGTTTCTTAACGTCCGATTCAGCCGTTAAGATGATGCGGAAATTAAAAGACACGACGGGTCAGTATATATGGAGTCCGTCTATTATTCCGGGTCAGCCTGACAAAATATACGGTTATCCGCTTAATGTCTCCACATCATATGCGGCTCCGGAAGCCGGGGAAAAAGCGATGGTATTCGGGGATTTCAAAGGCTACTGGATAGGCGACAGGCTCAGACCGACTATACAGCGTCTTGTGGAACGTTATGCGGATTACGGTCAGGTCGGGTTCATCGCGACGGAGCGCGTCGACGGTAAACTGATTAACCCGGACGGGCTTGCCGCTCTTGAAATTAACAATTAGCAATTAACAATTAGCAATTAACAATTAATAATTAATAAAAAAAAGGGATTTTATATGTTTTTGAATAAAGTAAAATTAGTCACAGGAGACGAAAAAGAAATCGAGGGTAAAATCAACGAGGCGTTAGAAGAACTGACGAACGCGCGGATTAATCAGCCGTTGAACTCATATTTATCTGTGTACGGCGTTATATACAGCGTTTTGATTGAGTACGACGGAGAAATTCCATTAAATGATACATCCGCCGACGGAATCAACATAATCAACATAAGGAATATTTCCGAAGAAACTCCTGCCGACGAGTCTGATGCGGGAGCCGATGAAACGCCTGAGGGAGAAACCGAGGCGGCTGAAGAAACGGATGCGGATGTTCCGGCGGAAGAACCTGCCGAAAAGAAAGCGCCTCCGAAAAGAACCGTTAAAAAAACATAGGGGATTGATTTTATGGATAGAATCCGCCGCGGTAAATTACTGAAAAAAGTGAAAGACCATTTGATTTTACAACACGCCGAAGACGACGAGCTTTTGAACAGTTACATAGACGCCGCCGTTAAATACGCTGAAGATTACCAACATCTGCCCGCCGGAACATATTCAAAAAGAACAAAAGTTGATATGCCGGCGACGACAGAACAGGCTGTAATCATGCTGGTATCGCATTTTTATGAGAGCCGCGACGGTTCGACGGGCGGGTTTTTCAAGGACAGCGTGCCGGCGGCGGAACAGGTATGGAAAACGGTCGACAGGTTATTACGCTTAGACAGGGAGTGGAAAGTTTGAGTTACGGGAAAATAAATTCCTCTATAGAAATTATGGAAAAAGTATCGGATAAAGATTCGGCGGGGTTCAGCGCGCCGACATATAAAACCCTCGCGTCCGTCAGGGCGTACAGGGAAGAGCGTCACGCCGGTAAACGCTGGGCGAACATAGCGGCGTTTTCTACGGCGACTGTGTTATTTGTATTTCGGGCGATTCCGACGCTTAAAGTTACCGATTTGCATTTTATATCCGACGGCGAAAATATATATAATATTGACAGCGCGAATGATATTAACGGGCGCGGTATGTATATTGAGGCGTTCGCGGAGATGTTACCCAGAGGGAGCGTGAGATAGTGGCGAGATGCGAGGTGAAAATGCCGGAGGAGTTTTTGTTGAAACTTTCGAAACTCGGTAGTAAAACGGACGAGATTATACCGAAAGTTCTTGGAGCGGGCGGCGAAGTCGCTTTAAAAGCGGTCAGGAAAAACCTTGTTTTGTCTATTGGAAAAGAAATAAAAGAAGAGACAGACCGGAAAAAACAACGCGGCTCGCGTTCTACGGGTCAACTTATAAATTCACTCGGTCTGACTTCGGCGAAACTTGACAGGAACGGAAAATGGAACGTCAAAGTCGGGTTTAGTATAGGGAGGCGAGCTTTACGCCCTGAAGATTCCGGGCTTAGAAAAAAGATAGTATATGCGTCTTCCGTAAGGAGACAAAGGTCGAGAGAGGAACGAAAAAAACATAATTTCAGACAGGCGCACGCCGTAACAAATCATGACGTCGCATTTTTTCTTGAATACGGCAAACACAATCAGCCGCCAAGACCGTTCCTAAAACCCGCGAAATCCCAAGCCCGTCAGGCTTCCATTGAAGCTATGAAGGCGAAATTCGACAGCGAGGTGAGTAAACTTTGAATATTAATAAGAATATTTCCGGCGAAAATATTCTTCGGGAATTGACGTGGCTTTTATCGCCCGTACTGCCTGTCGAAACCGGAGTGTTTTCAGACGAGCCGCCGGACGCTTATATCGTGCTCACGCCGATGAATGATGAGTTTGACGTTTTTGCCGATAATATGCCTTTGATTGATATAAACGAGGTCAGGATTTCGGTTTTTATCAGGGGGAATTATCTTGATACAGTCGGGGAGATAACGCGGATTCTTTTGAAGGCGGGTTTCACAATAACATTACGGCGGTTTATTGAGCTTGAACCAACTACGCGGTACAACCATTACGTTATAGACGTAATAAAGTTAAAACTTTTAAGTTAAAACTTTATTAAAGTTTTAACTTAAAAGTTTTAAAAAATAATAAAATAAAAAAAACAGGAGGGCATGAAAAATGGCGAAAGTCGGATTAAAATATATGATATGCGCGGAAATAATCGAAGAGGGCGCGGGTAACGAAAAAACAGTCGATTACGAGCCGGGGCTTGTCGTGGGGAAGGCTATAAAAGCCGACATAAAAATTGATACCAACGAAGCGAAACTGTACGCCGACGATAGGGTTGTAGAAAACATAAAAGAATTTAAAGGCGGCACAGTGACTTTAAATACTGACGATTTGGATTATGAGATTATGGCGTTGTTGTTCGGACACGAAAAAACAACGCTTGACGACCCGCCGGGCGAAGGGTTGATTGCCGGAATCGACGACGAAGGCGCGTATGTCGGCGTGGGGTTTTGCTCCGGGGTTATACGCGACAATAAACGTAAATACAGGGCTGTATGGTTACACAAAACAAAATTCGGGGTACCGAGCGAAACAATGGAGACAAAAGGCGAAAATATAAACTTCCAGACTCCGACGATAGAGGGAACTGTTATGGCGGATATACTTGGAAAATGGAAAACGGAGTTCACTTTTGATAAAGAAGAATCGGCGGTTGACTGGCTTAACCAAATGGCGAACATATAAGAAAAAGTAATAAGAAAAAGTTCTCCGAACTTTTTCTTTTGAGAACTTTTTCTTTTAAGGAGGAATAATAAGAGTTTATGGCTGATAATTTTGATAAAAACGTAGTTATAGAAATTGACGGCAACAAATACGGGCTGCTGCTCTCGACCAAAGCGATGGAAGAGATAACCGAAAAATACGGGGGAATAGAAACGTTTTGGGAATCCGTATCGGGAAACAGGGATTTCGCTGAAATATTAAAACAGACTGCCTGGATAATTGCGGTTTTGGCGAACCAAGCAATCCTGTTGCATAACCTCAAGAATCCTAACGATAAAAAAGAATTGATTACGGACGAGTATGTGAAATTGGCTACTCAACCGTATGAGATAGCGGGGCTGAAAAACGCCGTAAGCGAGGCTATAATTAAAGGTTTCGGGCGGACTGTCGAAAGCGACGATTCCGGCGGCGGCGACGGCGAGAACGAAAAAAACGCTCAGGGCGGGTAAACGAAAAAGAGCGGTTTACCCGCCTTTTGTATTTCGGCACTACGCAGCTCGGTTTTTCGACGGACGAGGTGCGGCTGATGAGGCTGGGGCTGCTGCTTGACTTGATTGAGTGCCATAAACAAGCCTTGGGGATAAGTAAGCCTATGGTTGAGTATTCGATTGACGATGTTATACCATATTAGAAGTTTAGTTTAGATGGGAGGTGTTTTTTTGGCTGACAGTTTCGGTATAAAATTAGCCCTTGACGGCGAAGAGGAATTTCGGAAATCTATCAACGATATAAACAACAGTTTTAAAGTGCTCGCGTCTGAAATGAAAGTCGCGACGTCTCAGTTTGCTGAAAACGATAAAAGCGTTCAGGCTCTTACGGCGAACAACGACGCTTTGACCAAACAGATTGATTTACAGAAAAATAAAGTTACGGAATATCAGAGAATACTGAACGAGCTTGCGGGAAAATACGGCGAATCCAGCGACCGCGTAAAGGCTTGGAGTATACAGGCAAACAACGCTCAAGCCGCTTTAAATAAATTAGAGCTTGAGCTTAAAACAAATGCCGCCGCGATGAATGAAATAAATAAAAGTATGGAAACATCGGCGGAAGACAAATTCATTAAATCCATCGAGGGCATAAACAAAAGTTTTATGGTTCTCGACTCTGAAATGAAACTCGTAAATTCCCAATTTGATAAAAACGATAAAAGCGTTCAGGCTCTTACGGCGAAAAACGATGTTTTGAACAAACAAATTGATTCGCAGAAAAATAAAGTTTCGGAATACCAAAAAGGGTTAAGCGAACTTATAAAAAAGTACGGCGAATCCGACGACCGTGTAAAAGACTGGACTATTCAATTAAACAACGCTCAAGCCGCTTTAAATAAATTAGAGCTTGAATTGAAAAACAACAAAAGTGAAATCGCCGGTTTTTCTATGTCTGCGGACGCAGCGGGGAATGAAACTCAGAATCTCGGTAAAGAACTGGACGCCGCGAGTAAAAAAACATCTTTATTCGGCAGCGTACTCAAAGCGAGCCTTGCCGCCGACGCTATAAAATTCGGGCTGAACGCGATTACCGACGCGGTTAAGTCCGTCGGCTCGGCGGTGAAGTCGTATATATCCGACGCGTCAGACGCGGCGGCTTCTTTTGCCCAAAGTCAGACGCTGCTCACTCAGGTAATGGAAAATACGATGGACGCGTCGGAATCAGAGGTTCAGAGTATTATCAAGCTCACGGAGGCGCAGGAGAAACTCGGCGTGGTATCGAGAACGGCTCAAGTTACGGCGTTGGCTGAGCTCGCCTCGTTCGTTGAGAGAAAAGACGCTCTTGAAGATATGCTTCCGGCTATGAACGACTATATAGCCTACCAGTACGGCGTGAACGCGTCGTCTGAACAGGCGCGAAACGTGGCGACGGCTCTGGGTAAGGCTATACAGGGTAACATAGACGGGCTGGCTAAACAGGGGTTCGCTCTGACCGATAACCAAAAAGAGTGGTTCAAGACCGCCGACGAAACGCAGCGCGTCGCTTTCGTGATGAACATGGTGAGCGAGTCGATGGGCGGCGTGAACGAGGCTCTCGCCCAAACGGACGCGGGTAAAATGTCGCAGCTGAACACGGTTTTGGAAAACACAAAGATTTCTGTCGGCGAGCTGGCGAACGAGATGAAAGCGCAGATTGCGGGTCAGATGCTGCCCTCGATTGCTTCGCTGTCGGAGGCTTTTGTCAATGTGTTACGGGGCGACGGGACAAAAGAGGAGCTGAAGGCGGCTGTCGGCGAGACGATAGACAGTATCGGCGAAGTTATAAATGAGTATGGCCCTATACTGCTTGAAATCGGCGGAGAAATTGTCGGCGAGCTTGTCGACGGGATTATAGAAGCCGCGCCTGATATGATTCGCGGGGCTAATAAAATGATTGGCGAATTATTAGACGAATTAAATTCCCCTAGTACAAACGAATCTATGAAAAATTCCGGTATGGAGGCGGCATATGCTTTTGGAGAAGGCTTTGTCGAGAATTCTCCTAAAGTGTTTGAATTAATAAAAAATTCAATTATTGGATTTAGTTTTGGTCTTGCGGACGCTATTATGGATGCAATCGATGGGTCTGCAAAAGCACAACGTGAATATGGTGTAAAACTGGCAGAATCAGGAGCAGAAAATTTATTAAACGAATTTCAAAAACTAACAAAAGATATAAAAGACAGAGGCTTAGAAGTTTCGGACGATATGCTTAAAACAACCGAAAGTCTTATAAAACGATGGATTTTATCACTTGACCAAATGACAGAAAACAACATCAACAAGATTAAAACCAATATGCAAAAACTCCGCGATATGCTGAAAATGGACGACTATTTAAAGAGTATTGAAAATCTCGGACCGCGCCATATTCAAGCATGGGAAGAAGCCTTTGAACCCGACAAACCTATTGAATCAGCAGAAAAGTTTTTCAACAGCTTGCGCAAAAACATAGAGAACCAGATAGCGTTGAACGTTATATCAGTCGAAGACGGAGTAGCGGAACTTGAGGCGGCGCTGAGCCGGTTCGAGCCGGACAGCGCGGAATATTACGCGGCGATGGCGGCGATTGAAAAAATCATAGAAAACGGCATAAAAAACGCGGAGCGCGCCGTAAAAACAGAATTTACAAATCTAAGAAAAACAATAGACGCGCAAATAAAATTAGGGCTCATAAGCATAGAAACAGGCATTGCCATGTGGAATGAGGCAATGGGCAAATTTGACGCGTTAGACGTGCAATTAGAGATAAAGAAGCTCAACGACCAAGCCGAAAGGGAAGCCGAACGTGTTGCGAAAGCTCGAGCCTCCTCCGCCCGGCAATCCGCAAAAACGGCGGCGGACGCGGAGAAGACAGCGGCTGATGAAGCCGCGAAAGCGCGTCAGGAAATGTTGCGCAACGCTGAAAAGGAAATGGCAGACCTTGACTTTTTCGGGCTTATAACCCTCGCCGAGCAGCTTGACCGGTATAAAGGGTTACTGAAACAGTTCGCCGAGGGTACCGAAGAGCATCTAACGGTTCGCAAACGAATACTCACGCTAAAAAATAAAATCGAAGCCGAAGCCCTGAAAGAGACGCAGCGAATACTCAGCGAGGAAAAGGACGCAATTTCAGATAATGTGTTCTACAATGAGATTTCGATAGATGAACAGATTGAGTTGTGGAAGAATTTACGCGATTCGCAGATTACGGTATGGAAAGAAGCCGGAATAGCGTACGAGGATTACGCGAAAGACCTTGAAACCATAAACAAAACTATTACCACGTTGCAGAGACAGTCGAACGAAGAAAAGAAAAAAACAGACAAAGAATCAACGAGCGAGTTTATTCGCGAGCTTGATTATCAGTTAAAATTTACGCAGTTAAACGAAAAAGATAAACTTATATATAAATTGAACGCTATCAGAGAGGAAATCAAAGAGCGGAAAAAAAAGGGACTTGAGTATAAAGCGTTAGAAGAGCAGGAAGCCGAGTATGTAAAAGATTTGGCATTAGAAGTGTATAACGAAAAAATAAAACTGCGACAGGAAGAGTACGCCGGCGACATTGAGGTGTTGAAAAAGAAGACGGCGTTAAAAGAGCGTAATTACGCCGACGAGATAAAGTATATAGCGGAGTTGCAGGAAAAATATAAAAACGACGCGGCGTTCAGAAAAAAACTGGCGGAGGACGTATATAAATACAAAGAGGCTCTGATACAACAACTGGGGACCCTGGAAGAGCAGAAGCTACAACGGACGCAGCAGCTGTTCGAGCAGCTGCTGCCGAGCGCGTCGAAATATGACTTGGCTGCGGAGTACGGGAAAATCGACGAAAAAGCGGAGACGAGCCTGAAAACGAGCAAATCGCTCACAGACGCCCAGTCGGAATATAACTGGCAGCTGCACCAGTCGGCTAATATCTCGGAGAAGATAACCGGACTGAACGAACAGTGGGCGGAAGCGGACCGTGAACGGCGCGAGGCGCTTGAAGAATTGCGCGCGCTGGAAGCGATGGACAGGTACAGGGTGAACAACACGCTGGAAATCGAAGCGGCCGAAAGGCGGTATAACGAAGCGATAGCAAAACAGGAAAAAATCGAGCGGGAGCTGACGGACGCGTCAAAAGAAGAGGGAGCGGCGAGCAAAGAGACGGCAAAAAGCAAACAGGAGCTCGTGAAAGTATCAGACAGCCTGATAGAGCAATACCCCGAGTTGAAGCGGTA